TTTATTATCCGGTTGGCAACGTGGATGTGGAAAGAGGTGGTCCGGCTTTGGAGGCTGGAAAGAGTGATTTAATAGCCCGTAGTTACAATACCGAAGATTATGTATTGGACACGCTTGCACAATATCCGGGTGATCCGACGCTCGGTAAACTGACATTCATGGTCAGTCTGAAAAACCGGTTGGCAGATCAGGAGGTGAGTGGCTTTAATGGTGTCGGTCTATCCAAACTAACGATGAGTCTTGGATATAAAGACGGCAACTATCCGGCAGAAAGCCAGGTTCCTGTTTATACTTCGTCCGACGTGACTGCCAGTTATGCCATCAAACTCCGTTTAAAGGGAGAATTGACTTTAACAGGAGACGAATGGATGATTGACTATATTTATGCTCAATTAGCGGGTTTATTCCAACCTTATCCTCCTACGTCTTTCCCGGAAGTGTTTATGTGTAAAGGGGGTGAGCAATCGTATGCTACGTTCGATTCTTTTCGTAGAACCTGGACGTTTGATATTACTTATGATCGTTCCAACCTTTCTTTCAGCCAACTGTATTTCAATCTGTTTGTGAATCTGGCAGGACAGAAAAGGGAGGATAGAGTCCGGTTGAGGATTGATAAGGAATCTTATTTCGAGATCTATAAAGAAAAAGAGGAAATGTAGTTAAACTGCATTTCCTCTTTTTCTTTGGTAGTGGGTACGAGAATCGAACTCGTATTACATGCGTGAGAGGCGTTTTTCTACACCACCTAAAACGCTTATAACTAATATCTTATAATATTTATAAAATCTATTTGCACCGAATTTGCATTAAAAAACGGTACTCATTCCCTTTCTTATAAATATCACCTCTTATATTTCATCTTTATCAAAGAACGTTTTCAATACAAAGTTAATCAATCAATCAGAAATAGCAAATATTATTTGTTTGAATTTAAGCTATCTGTTTCTAGTTTATCCGGCTAGTAGTAAAAGTACTATTATGACTCAAAGCAACGATTCTGATAATAAACGTGCCGTAGAAGCCGTTTTCACTTTGAAGCGAGTAATCACAAAGCAAAATAAAAATATTATCGACGTATCTCGAATATTCGAGGTTAACGGAGAACGTATTTATAGTGATAATATTTCGCCTAGCGTATGGCGTAATACTTTAGATAATCCCGACATATTCCGGTTGGTGGAGTTATTCGCCATGGGTGATCTTGATATAGGGAAGCATACTACACACAGAACTAAAGATAGAAAATACCTTGCTAAATTGATCGAGTTTGTCCGGCGTAAGTTGAGACTTCATAAGTTGTATCTCTATATCCAATCTTTCAAGTTGCGTCGAAAGTATTAGCTCTTGTGCTTTAAAAGCTCCACGCGACGAAAATTCATGTAAGCCGGAATTTATAGCAACGACAAAACCACTAGGCCGCGAATATCTACTCTTTATATCTATTAGTCCCATTTTTTCGAGTTGGCGTAAAATTATGTCGCATTCATCTATTGTTATATTGTGCTCTTTTAAATCGTAAACGTCTAAGTCTGTCAGCGATTTATTAGAGGCGATTAGTATTGCTACTATAATATCTTTTTTATCTATTGTAATCATGTCTTTTGTTTTTGAATACTCTATTTATTCTCTATATTTTTTCGTATCTTCTCATTATCTCTTTTTAAGTTATCTACCATTTCCAATAATGCAGGGGTGAATCTATCGGAGGCAGCTAAATGATTTAAAAGACTTTGAGAAATCTCTAAGAAGTCATTATTTACTTCTATCTGTCTAACTCCATTAGAGATTGTTACTACACTCGCTTGTTCTTTTGATAATAATATCTTTGCGGCAACATCGCTAAAAAAGTATGGTTCGTTAATAGATATTGCATGTTCAACCATTGCTTTTAAACAGATTGTTATTCCTCGCAGATCACATTTTGATAACTGAAATTTCAATTCGATATACTCTGCCTTATATAGTATTTTTTTCGTAGAAATTTCACTTTCATCTTTTATTTTTTTTATATCCTTTGCAAAAGATTTGCTGACTTGCTTCACTTCATCTTTAACCTTCTTATCTATTGCAATCACATTCCAAATCTGCCATCCGATTAACATAGTCACCAAAAGCGATAAAATCCCTACTATCACCCCGATATAGTCTATACCTAGCTCCGGCGCGGATGGTAACGAAACGCAAATAGCGACAACACTGCATATAATCGCAGCGATCGACAAACAGTTGCTCCAATATGATTTGATTCGGTTTTTCATGTTTAGTTCGATTTAGTGGTCGATGACACTTGTTTATTTGTTGGTTGCTTCTTCTTTGGATGAGTAGCAGTCGGATTCTTTATACTCTTCATCTTTCCAACTGCTTCGTGCTCTTAAAGAGTAATATATACCATCGTTTTTGACATTAACGGACATAACTTCTAACTTTTTCGGTTTACCGTCTTTTAGAACCCATACACTATCATCAATCTTGTATTTATTTTCTATTTTGCAATTTTCTGAAATAGAAAAATCAAAAACGGCTTGACTATTATTGTAGCTATGGGGCGTAGTTCCTTGATAGAGGAAACAATATTCACCGGGTAAAATCGGCGTTTGTGGTGTTACTCTAAATTCTGTTTCATTTATTGCCTCAATGTTGCAAATTACAATATCTTTGCTTTCCACTCCGGCAAAATTACCTGAATATAAATCAATTTCCCCAGTCTTTAACTCTCTTTTCCCCTTTTTGCTTATCAACTTTACTAATACAAATTCATGTGGAGAAGAAGCAACGGTAAACCGCCAATTAGACGCCTTAGAAGTATTCTCCATTTGTTTTGTGTTATTGAAAAAGAAACGAAAATCTGGTATATTTGTTTCTATGATATTAGTAGAATGTTCATTTGATAACACTGATTTTATTTTAGTATTAGTTATATGAGGCGTTACTTTTGAACCTAATGTATTAGTTTTGGCGTTAGAAATAGCCGCAGGAAATATCTTTTTAAAACCGTCGTTTTCTTTGAAATATATTCCCGTTTTAATGCTTTGCTCTCTTGCTTCTTTATCTTCGCTTCTTTTATTCCGTTGCATCATCGCTACAATAATATCATTACTTACTCCTTTTTCTTTTAATTCTTTTAGAGCTTGTATAGATGTATCAAAGTTATTTTTTGACGTATTTATTTTAGTTACTATAACGTCGTTCGAGAATCCAAGTTCTAACATGTCGGTTATAGACTGATTTGTTAATACTTCATCTTGCGCAGATGCGATAAGTGGAAAAAATATTAATATTATCCCTAATAGCAGCTTCTTCATATTGTTTTGTCTTTTATAATTAGTTAAATCCATGTTTTTACACTCACTACACCGACGACTAACGCCCAGTCGTATATTTCATTAACCGGAACATCATACGGTTTGAATCCTTCTTCGTTATTAAAAGGAACGCATTTAATATAACCCTCTTTATCAGACTCTTCGATTTTTTTTATCATTATTCCATCATAGGTTGCCAATGCATATACTTCACCCCAACGCACATGAGAGCGACTTGTTACAATTCGACAACCGACAATATCCCGATCGTTAATGCTTCGTTCTGGAACGTTTCTATTAATCATGCTACGACCTCCGGCGCGGATCGTAAAATCACAACCGGGCATATCGGGGATGATGAAGCGTTCGCAATCCCCTTTCGTTATTGCAGAGTTAAAGCCATTCGGTAGACCACAAGAGGCGGTAACTACGTCTATATGTGGAATGGCTTTACCCTTTAAATCTTCATAGTGCATGATATATTTTTCATCACTATCGTTCGATACTTTAGAGCTCTCTAAAGAATCGTCTACCCCACTAATAAGCCATCCCACATTAACACCTAGATAATCAGCTAGGATATTAATATTACCTATATTAGGCTTTGTTCCGTTTAGATAGTTCATAACTGACACCTTCGATACCTTTGTGTCTCTTCCAATAGCATAAGGTGTAACTCCTTTATTCTCAATAGCAATCTTTAATCTATCTTTAAATTCCATAAGCACCAATAGTTAATAAATGTTTTATAGGAAATAATTATTTCCTATTTTCTTTTATGGGTAATAATAATATCCTATCTTTGTCGCATCAAAGTTAATCAATCAATCAAGAACTAACAAATAAAAGTATAGAATTATGAAAGCAGGAATGAGCGATAAAGAAAAAGGCAATACGATAACTCAAATAATGGTTAGCATGAAACAAGCCGCTTTAGCTGAAAACAAACCTTTCGATGAAGGTATATTTTTCGACCTCGCATTTATGAGCGATGAAGAGTTATTGAGAATTTCAAAACTTTGCGGCATTAAATAAGATAACAAAAAAAATAACTGGCGGGGCGAGAGCCCTGCACAATATAGATAATAATGGAAATAGGAATGATCGGAGACGTAGAATTTAAAAAAGCAGGAAGCGAAACGGTATGTTGTGTTAGCTTGATTAATACAACAGCCGGACAAAGATTCTTAGCGTGTACACTCGCTAGTAGTAAGACTTTCAAAACGTTCAAGGGCGCAGAGAAATTTATGAACTCATTCGGTTATCAGAAGATTTAATATTAATCCGTGCCCTTCGGGGTTACATAATAAATACGATTATGAAAGCAACTAGCACTTTAACCAGAAAGACAGCCTTAGAGATATTAATCGAAAGCCGTGATAAGAACGCCATTAATGCATTAATTTCGAAAAAAGAAATAGCATTAGAAGAGGCTGTTAATAATGCAGAATGGTATGCAAGTCTCGGGCTTGACGGAATGGCAGATAATGAAGTAGCAAGGCAAGAAAAATTAATAAGAGATATAGAGCGATTGAAAGCAGCTATTTAATATTAATCCGTAGCCCTTCGGGGCTACATAACACGATACACGACAATGAGACGAAAAAGAAACGAATTAACTGCCCTTTTAAGGGGGATGCAGCCCGGGGAAACAATGACCTTCCCTCGTTCTAAAAGAAATTCAGTTAGACCGACCTGTACAAATCTAAAATATGACGAAGGTCTACTGTTTACGACGGAAACCGATAAAGATAATCTAATTGTTACACGATTGAATAATGAACAATGGGACGAACTAGAGTAACCGGAAAAGTTGAGCCAATAGTGAAGAAGTGGCTTAGTAAAGACGAAGCAAAATCCTATATAGGATGCTCGGATGATTTTTTGAGAACGTTACGGGAAAAAGCTCTCATTTCTTTTTCTCAATTTGGAAAAATGATCTGGTACGATTTATCGAGTATAGATAGATTCATACAAAGTAATAAGGTAGTATAAAACAAACACCATGTTAACACTAAAACAAAGTCCCGCCGCTATTATCTTAATGCTTTCAGCGTGCAGCCTTGCAGAAGGCGAGCCGGAGCCGGGCAAATTAATTATCGCACTATTGATCGTATTTATAACGGTTATCTACGTGCTAGTCTGTAACTATCTAAACGTGAAACGACATGGCGGCGAATCCTCAATGTATCGGTAATTGCCGAATTTGTACGGTTCTTGGCGCGTGCCCTGCTGATACTCTAGTTTGCGAAGATTGCGGCGAAGAGATCGAACCGGGCGAAGAGATAGAATTAGAGGTCGAAACGTACGAACGTGGCAGACATGGCACAAAGATAATAACGGTTTGCGCTCGCTGTTATGAGTCGCTTTATCAGGGTGGAAACGATAACTTTTAAACAACACGATAATGACACATTGGAAAACTCAATTTAATTACGACTATCTAGGCGCTTACAGCCTACCGGATGGAAAAGATATAATTCTCACCATCCGCGAAACGAAAAAAGAACAAGTAGTCGGCGCGTCTGGAAAGAAAGAAGAATGTTTCGTCGCTTATTTCTTCGAGAATGTGAAACCGATGATCCTCAACCGGACGAACTGCAAAACATTGACGAAAATTTTCAAAAATCCGAATTTTGAGTCATGGATAAACAAGCAAATCCAAATCGGAGCGGTATTAGTTGACGCTTTCGGCGAAAAGGTTGATTCGCTTCGTATTCGTCCTTTTCTTCCGAAAGTAGAAAACTCATTGCCTACTGTTGAGACAGGATCGGCAATCTGGAAAAATATCCTCGACGGTCTGGCGGGTGGCTTTACGGTCGCACAAGTCCAGACGAAATATAAACTAACTAAAGAACAAATCAAAGAACTAGTAGCACATGAAATCAAGTGAACAAAAAGAAATCGAATGGAAGGAAAAGAGACAAGGCAAAATAACTGCCTCTACGCTTCCCGATTTAATGAAAGCGGGAAAGGGTTGCCCGTTCGGTAAAACTTCCCTAGATGCAATGTATGCGGTTCGCTACGAGCGTAGAACCGGGACGATGCGAGAAAACGGAAGTAACAAGGCGTTTGATTGGGGACATGAAAACGAACCGCTAGCGGTCGAATGGGTACGGAGCCAGTTAATGAACGAGATCAAGTCGTGTACAACCGATTTTAAGGACATTGTTTTCAATGAACCGTTTGAAGGATTCGGAGATTCACCGGATTTCTATGTGTACGGATTTGACGGGAAAGTTATCGCTCTGGGTGAGATCAAGTGCCCGATGTCGCAAGGAAAGATCGAATCGCTGCAGTTCGGAAATACCATCGACGAAAAAGACGAATATTATTGGCAATTCCTCGGACATTTTCTAGGTCGCCCAGACGTAGACAAGTTGTATTATGTCATTTATGACGGCTATGTAAACGACGGTCGAATACTCGAAATGAATCGAGCCGATCACGTGGAGAATATAAAGAAACTCTATGATCGAATCCGGTTGGCTAGCGAGATGATAGACGAATCTATCCGTTCCGGTCTGGATTTGCTTGATTGTGTCGATAAGGCAAAAGCGGTATTAGAATTAAAGATGCAGATCGAGGCGTTAAAGCCGGAAGCGAAAAATAGTGTTCCGGTAAAGAATCAGATTTATAAGATACGGAAGGAGTTAAAGAAGTTAATCACCAATAAAATAAAAAAAGCAGCATGAATAAATTAATTAAAACAGAGAATATTCTTTCTTACTTGAAACAATACTGTACAAATATTCCTATTGATTCTTATCGGGATATTGAGTGCGCATTAGGCAAGGAGTTAGTTATTAATGATGAAGAATTACGATCCGACCTGAAAAGCGACGGGACGAGTTATTTGTGTCTCGAAATAGACAACTCGACATCTCTTAGATTTAAAGTAACCGAATCATTTATGTATAAAACATTTCCGTATGATTCTGTGTCTGTAAAATGCATCTTAGATAATTATTCCGTTCACGCTGTACCGTCACAACGCTAACACAACACGATTAATCACACTTTTATAAACACTTTAATAAACACGAAATTATGAACACTTGGTTTTTAACGAAAATTCGCTACGAGAAAGTAATGGAAAACGGGATGCAAAAGAAGGTAACTGAACCGTACTTAGTCGATGCACTAAGTTTTACCGAAGCAGAAGCGCGAATAATCGAAGAAGTAACGCCGTTTATCTCCGGTGAGTTTACAGTGTCCGACATTTCCCGCGCACATTATAGCGAGATATTTACAAGCGAAGAGGATTCCGCCGATAAATGGTTTGCCGGGCGACTCGCTTTTACTACACTTGACGAGAAAAGCGGCAAGGAGAAGCGAACGTATACGAATGTACTTATACAAGCCGCAGACATTCACGACGCAATGAAGAAACTCGACGAAGGAATGAAAGGAACGATGGCGGATTATTCTTCGATTCTTCTCAAAGAAACGGCGATTGTAGATGTTTATCCGTATGAAGCGAAAAATAAAGAACAACAGAAACATGATTAAACGACATTGGATGCTATTAATAGCCGTGATAGCTATCCCAATAGGAAACCGCCTATTCAACCATGTTAGCGCGTGGTTGGGCGTTATGGTTATTTTATCGGCTGTAATTTTCTTAATTTACAAACTAATTAAATTTTTAAAAATGAAAGATTTTAAGTTTTTACTATTGGCATTTGTTGCCGTTGTTTTGTTCGCTTCATGTGAACGTGTCGCTCCCAATTATGCAGGTGTTTTCATGGAGAATTACGGGAAAGACGGAAAGAACGATTTTTCCATTAAAACGGGACGCGTTTCTACGTGGGAATGGGGCACAGAACTTTTTCAAGTTCCATTATTTGACCAAAGAGGTGACTTTGCCGAACCTGTTACACTAAAAGCAGCAGACAATACAGAGTTTAAAGCTCGTCCGACTTATTCATATAAAGTGATTAAAGAAAGGGCGGTCGATGTGGTATTCGATAATAAACATATTAGCGACGGAGGCGATTTTATGAGTTCTCTTGAAGATAATATATTGGAGCCGCGTATATATGATTTAATAAAAGAAGAAAGTCGTAAACATAAAACGGATAGTTTGATGGCAGACGGAGGCTCATTGATTTTTGAAAGACGGTTAGAACAAATAATCGAAACGGAGTTTGAAAAACGCGGATTGCAATTACTAACATTTTCTGCACAATTAGAATTTTCGGAAAAGGTACGTGAGAAAATAGACAGTCGTAATGAAGTAAATACGAATATTTCGGTATTAGATCAGCAGATTGAAGAACAAAAGAAGTTAAACGAGTTAGAACAACTAAAAACAGAACAGGCTATCATCCGGTCAAGAGGATTGACTAAAGAAATTTTGTACAAACAGTTTATTGATCGTTGGGACGGGAAAACGGCGTTATATGGGATTGTTCCCGACTTCTTGAAAATAACTAAATAACAACGCGCCGGGTGAAAGCCCCGGCAAATCGGATAAGTGGCGGAATTGGAAACGCCTAATTATGTAAGGTTGATCGCCAGACATTCCGTTAATGCGGTGCGGCTCTTGAAGTATCATTCCCGGTTCGAATCCGGGCTTATCCACTATTTACAAACCAAAATAAAATATGATGCAGATAATAATAGGGAAATGCCCTAGCAAGAGTAATTGCTACAAGATAATTCAACAAAGAGGTAAAGACGGAAAATATCACGGATCACTTGCAAAAAAAGATGCTTTGGTGATGTATGAAAAGTCTTTCTATCTTCAATGTAGCCAATACAGAAATAAACAAATAAAAGGCTTATTTGAACTCTATTTAAGCGTGCACTATGATACGCAACGACCAGACTTGGATAATTGTCTTAAAATTGTGTTAGACTGCTTGCAGTCATGTAGAGCGATACGAAATGATCGTAATTGTGTGAAAATAGTGGCGGAGAAATATATAGATAAGACTAATCCGAGAATTGAATTTGAAATAAAGGAGGTATAAAATGGCGAAGAAAACAACACAGGTACAAAAAAGCGATTGCCGGACGTGTCGGAATGGCGGAGAAGAGAATAATTTTATTTGCTATTGTTCCGTCCTGAAAGTGGGACGGGCGATCGGGATAAGGATTTGTAGTTATTATATCGCTCGATAGACTTTATAAGTGTGATGAATATAGACGGATATACGCTAACTGAAAAGATGCGAAAAGCGCGACGACGTTTCAGATTTACCGCCACCGAACAAGCCCTTTTTTACGAATTAGTGGCTATTTGTAACGGCGAAGATTGGAGGGACGTTTTCGATTGCTCGAACATTGAACTTTGTTTTGCGCTTAACGTGAATGAGAAAACACTAATAAAAGCCCGTGAGTCTTTAATAAATGCAGGATTGATTTATTATAAATCTGGTAAGAACAAACGTATTATAAGCTCTTATTCTTTCGTGAAGGAATTTAAAACCACTGTAACTACTACTGTAAATTTTACAGCCAATCAAACAGCCAATAAGGGAGCCAATCAGACAGCCAATGATACAGTAGATAAGGGAGTCAATGATACAGGGGATAGTACAGACTATAATAAACTAAAACAGAAACCAAACAGAAATATACTCTCTAAAGTCTCTCATGGAGATTTTGATTTTATATCTAATGAGTTTTTAGAGACGTTTACTCTTTGGCTTGAATACAAGAAAGACAGGCGGGAAAATTACAAATCGGAAAAGTCACTCAAAGCGTGTTACAACAAATTAGTGAAATTGAGCAAAGGTAATCCGGCGGTCGCATCTCAAATCGTAGATGAATCGATTGCGAATAATTGGGCGGGATTTTTTGAACTAAAGAATAATAAAAACGAATATGGAAACAAGAAGCAAACAGACTCTACCGATAGCGGCGATTCTATCATACGGACTACCGTACTATGACGAGCCGATAGAAGTAGAGAAGCGCCCGGAGTGGTTTAAAGCGTGTTGCAAATACGTTTGCCCCGGTTTTAAGATTGACGATTCGAATAGAAACATAATGAACCAACTGTTTTTGTATACTGAAGGACGATCCGAGAAGCTAGATTCAAATAAAGGGCTATTGTTACGAGGTGACATCGGTACAGGAAAAAGTACTATCATGCAGATTCTAAACCGATATAGTTGTTTCACACGCGGCAAAGCAAAGGGCGGCTATCCGATCGGTGGTTTTAGGATTGATTCGGCTTCCTGTATTGCAAACGGCTTTTCGATGCGCGGAAAGGATGCACTAGAATTGTATACTTACAACAACGGTACGCCGCGAATGATCTGTTTTGATGAACTAGGACGCGAGCCAATCCCGGCAAAGTATTTCGGTACTGAACTAAACGTGATGCAGTATATTTTCCAATGTCGGTACGAGTTGAGACATGAGACAATAACTCATGTTACAACGAACTTAACGATTAAGGAAATACAGCGTATTTACGGCGCGTATATCGCGGATCGAATAAATGAAATGTTTAACGTCTTGGACTTGAACGGAGCTAGTAGAAGATAATTAATACAACGAAACCATGCGAAGCAGAAAAAAGAAACTTGTGTATTTTAAAAAGATTCCGGTTCGCGTCGATCTGGAACAATGGCAAAGGCTCGATAAGATTCGCGCTGACTACCATTTCAAAAGCACATACGAGATTATGCAGTACATTTTAGGCTGCTTTCTCCGGGTTGCCGATCCGATGCCAGGCGATGATGATGAAGAAGTACTACCGGACGAAATCAAAGAAATGTTCTACGATCTATCACAGGCGGAACGACATTTCGAGTATGTAAAACCAAAACGAAAACTACCACAACACAAGGTAGACGAAATGAACGGACAGAAACGATTAGAAGGATTTTAATATGGTTAAAAAACTATCAAACACAAATTATTTGCACGACGTTCCTGTAGAACACGCCGAAGCAAACGAACGGAATCGGAAGTATATCGACCGATTTGTTTCAGAGAATTATAACGGCTTAGTTGCCAAGTTTTCACCTCTAGACGGCACAATAAATTCAAGTGCTTTCGGAGCACTCGATAAATTAAACTCTACGATTATCTCGCTCTATACTGATCCAAATTTACACTTTACAGATTGGGAACAGGCGAAACAATATCTATCGAACAAGTTTACAGAAAAGGCAATTCGCGTTCCGGTGAAGAAGCCTGTCAAGAGTGAAGTAGTAGAGAACGAGGACGAATTTATTAACGACTAATATTATTGCTTCAATGAAAGACGTAGAACTATTTAACGATCATTTCCAGAACTATAAAACATACGGTATTCCGAAAGCACAACTAATCATTGCGGATATTCCCTACAACATTGGGAAGAACGCATACGGTTCTAATCCATCTTGGTATATCGACGGAGACAATTCTAATGGAGAAAGCGAATTAGCTGGAAAAGAATTTTTCGATACCGATAAGGATTTTCGAATTACTGAATTTCTTCATTTTTGTAGCAAGATGCTCGTTAAAGAGCCAAAAGAAAAAGGAAAATCCCCCTGTATGATTGTCTTTTGTGAATTTCAGCAACAATTCGAACTTATACAGAAAGCGAAGGAATACGGGCTGAACAAATATATCAATCTGGTATTTAAAAAGAACTTTTCGGCACAAGTTTTAAAGGCTAATATGAAGGTCGTTGGTAATTGTGAATATGGTGTACTCTTGTATCGGGATAAACTGCCAAAATTCAATAATGGCGGTCGGATGGTATTTAATTGTTTCGATTATCCTAGAGACATAGATACACCGCGGATTCATCCGACACAAAAATCAGTTCCGTTGCTTGAGCGGTTGATCGAACTTTTCACCGATGCGGGTGATGTTGTAATAGACCCATGCGCCGGAAGTGGTACAACATTACTTGCAGCCGCTCAATGCGGGCGAAAAGCATACGGATTTGAGATAAAGAAGAAGTTCTATGCAGATGCGAATAAAATCATTTTGTCGCGGATGCAGCCTAGAATGTTTGTGTAGAACTAATAAACGATAGAATTATGGCAATATTAGATTAACTATACGACGATTGAGCATTTCGTGTATAGCTAAAATTTTAAGAATTGTATATACTTAGACTCGTTTAATTACTATAAACTGACCTTTTTCCAATTTCGATGTTAATTCTTTGTATTTTCTAAAAGCTTCATCTTCGGTCAGTAAAAAGTAAACAGAGTCAGTCATAATCGTTGTGAAAGTTCTAGGATCACATTGATAAAGAATAAAACCAAATAAATACTGTTCCATAAGTATAAAATAAAAATAGGTTATACGACGATTCAAATGTAATTAATTTATCTAAGAAATAAAAGAAATAACAATAAATAGAGCTTTTCGGGCTTTGTATATTCTATAAAGAATGAATCAAACGCAAAATCAATCAAAGTATTATTATTCCCCTCGTTTTCGACACTTCAATATCTATCGTCGCGATCCAGACGGAGACACAAAGGTAGATGATGCGGCAACGCAAGAAGAGGCGAAACGGAAAGTCTACGAGTTAAACGGATGGAATTACAAACCTAAAAATAACACGGTAAAATGAGTAAAGTAAAACAGTACATCGAACAAGCCACAAACGAGCGCATCCGCTCGCGTGGCTTAATCCGAAAAGTCGCTATTGAAGCGGCTCGGATACAGAGAGACGAAACGAGGCGGCAAGCTATCGAAGTGTATAAACAAATGTGTCCGTCTAAGAACTGCAAAGGTTGTGCAAGCCGGATACACAAACAGGAAACGCAGTCGACTCGATGCGACGGGAATTGTGCACGGATTAGATTACTTATTAACGGATTAGACCGGATCGAAACGTTATGTATATAATCAGGCGTATTCAATGCAAATCGGGCGATGTGTCCGAGACGCATTTAGTTGAGATAGAAACGGACGACATCGAGGCGACACGAAAGGAGTTGCACGATTGTTATCAATGTGATAAGATTCTTTTTAATTATGACGAACAATGAGTAGAAACCCGCATTACATTAAGATGATTAACTCCAACAAATGGAAGTTACTTCGAGCTAAGAAGCTACAAAGCAATCCGGTTTGTGAGATGTGCGAGGCGAACAATCGCAGTACGCTTGCAACGGAAGTACATCACACTGTCCCGGTTGAGTCCGTATCACACGAACTCGGAATGAGACAACTAATGTTTGATTATAACAATCTGCAAAGTCTTTGCCATTCGTGCCACTCTGATACGCATCGACGTGCTTTTAGTCATTCGAAAGAGGCGGTACAGGCGAATAATAAACGAATGACGGAACGTTTTGCGGATCGGTTTTTGCAAGGCGAGAAATAATATTTTTCTGATTTCCTTACAACCGCTCAACCTCGACGAAGGGGGGGGGCGTTTTTTTTATTTTTTAACGCGATACGCTAAACCCACCTCACCTCATATTTACACGCGCGAGTAATTTTTGAAACGAGGGGGTGCGCGTTGGGGGTAAACTTTTTGCGCGCATCTTCCGAGCTACCAAATACTTGCGATCTTTTCCTATATGCAAAAAGCCTATAAAAAATGTGTGATTTGGACGACATAAAAGAAAAGATTCGCGCCGCGATGGAGTCGCAGGGAACATATACGGAAGATTTAGACCTCTGTATAACTCTTTGCGCAGGTTCATACATGGCGTTTCAAATTGCATTAAACGATATTTCAAAGAAGCGTATGAAGTCATACGTGAAAGAAGTGTCTCGCGAAAACAATGATAAACTTACGGCGCATCCTGCTTTCAAAGTTTTATTCGATGCACTCGAAGCAACGCGCAAACAATTACGCGAACTTGGTTTGACCTTTCAAACGCTTTCTGCATCTGACGATGACGAAGTAAACGACTTGATTAACGAAGTAAACAAAATAGATCGCGATGAACAAGGAGAATAGAGATAAACTGATAGCGTTAAAGCAGTCGGTTGTCTCCGATCTGCATAACATCGACGTTGATTCGTATAAGCTAGACAAGGCAGACGAAAGACTAAATGTGTATATCAAAGGTTGTATTAACAATCCGAACGCGCACAACCTTTACGAGTTGCTAGCCGTTCGCCGCTTCTTTGTTTTCCTCGATAAATACGAGTTTCGGATCAAGGAAGTAAAGAAGTTCGTCACGTTCTATGAGCGTTTGAAGTTTTCCGGCACGAAGGGAAAAACTAGATACAAACTGACTCCGATACAAGTGTTTCAGTTCTCTAACATTCTAGCGTTTTACAAGCCCGGCACAAACAAACGTTTGATTCGTGAAGCTCTTTTATTCGTCCCGCGTAAATTCAGTAAGACAACAAGTGTAGCGAGTCTTTCGATTAACGATTTGTTGTTCGGTGATGCGAACGCACAAACATACGTTGCTGCAAACTCATATAATCAGGCGAAAGTTTGTTTTGATGAAATACGTAATATTTTAAAGTCCCTCGATCCGAAGTTTAGACACTTCAAAATTAATCGAGAAATCATATATAACCGCATAAAGGGAAAAACCTCTTTTGCCCGTTGCCTTGCCTCTAACCCGGATAAATTAGACGGACTTAACGCAAGCATGGTAATAGTAGACGAGTATTCACAAGCCGATAGCGCCGCATTGAAGAACGTTTTAACGTCCTCAATGGGCGCACGGCTCAACCCTTTAACCGTAGTAATTACGACCGCATCCGATAAAGAAACGGCTCCATTCGTCGAAATGCTCAAAATGTATAAATCGATCCTACGAGGTGAGATTGAAAATGATTCCATATTTGCGCACATCTTTGAGCCAGACGTAGACGACGAGGAAGGCGATCCGGCAACGTGGCGCAAGGTACAACCACACATGGGTATAACCGTTTATGAAGATTTCTATATAGACGCGTATCAAAAAGCACTATATAGCGCGCCGGATGCACTGGAATTTCGAACAAAGTTACTAAACGTATTTACTACGACCAAACAACAAAATGGATTGAGGCAAAGCAGATCGAAGAACGATTCAAAGATATTAGAATAGAAAATATTGGTACTTATCCGCTTACGATGGTGGCGGTTGATTTGTCCGTTCGAGACGACTTCTCTTCGGTTACTTATAATATCTATTCGAAAGAAAGCGGCTCTTTTCATTCGCATACGGACTACTATTTCCCGGAAGGGGCTTTGAAAGATCATCCGAATCGGGAACTTTACGAAGGTTGGGCGAAAGCGGGCTATTTAATTCTTTGTGACGGTGATATTATCGACTATCAGCAAATAGTAAACGATATACTTGCGCGTGCAAAGTATCTACAAATTATGGGAGTTGGCTATGATCCTTATAAATCGGCTGAATTTGTGAATCTTCTTACTTATTCCGTAGGCGGTGCGAGTGAATATATTAAGCCTGTTAAACAGACATACGGAACGTTTACAAGCCCTATCGAATCCTTTGAACTTGCTTTGTATCGGAGTAAGCTCACCTTTAGCCCTAATCCGATTACGCCATACTGTTTTAGTAATGCGGTATTAGACGAAGATCGGAACATGAATAAGAAGCCAGTCAAGAAAACGCATAACGCGAAGATTGATTCGACTATAACAAACCTAATGACATTCTACTTATTTAATAACATGGAGGTATAATGAAACTATCTTTTAATTTTGAATTGGGACGTTCAAAGACGCAAAAACGCGCCTTAAATGCAGAGATGAGCACAACGGATAAAGATGCGGCGATAAACTCCCGATTACCATCGTTACCCGGTCAGCCAATAGATGTGCATAACAGTAATCAAGCAATGAAACTTTCAGCCGCATATAGATGTACTTCTATTCTTTCGGGGACTATCGCGTCTTTACCGCTTATAATTAAACGGAAAAAAGATGGATATTTCTCACCAGACGAGGAAAACGATTTATATACGATATTAACCCGTATGCCTAACCGACGAATGAATAGTTTTGAAATGGTTAGGAATATGGTTGTTCAAATCGTAAATCAAGGAAACGCCTACATCGTTATCCGTCGAAAGTTCGGCAGTGTTAGCGAACTTGTATTATGCGCAAATAATACAGTAACCTATGACAAGTTGAATGATGTTTATATTATTTCTGATCCATATAACCGGATATATGGGCGTTTTGAATCCTACGAAATAATCCATCTTAAAAATAATAGTTTGGACGGGGGATATACAGGAGTAAGTACAATAATGTATGCTAGCCGTATCTTTTCCATAGCCGCTAGTGCAGATAATCAGAATTTACGAACCTTTCAGAATGGAAGTAAAATAAAGGGGCTTGTTTCCGGTGCAAAAGAGATAAATAAAGGGTTGCCCGGTGCAGGTATGACGGATATTCAACTTTCTACGGTTGGAGATCGCATAGAGGAACAACTAAACACAGGAAGAGACATTATTTCAGTTCCCGGCGATGTTGGATTTCATCAACTTTCTATAAATCCGGTTGATGCGCAGTTATTGGAAACAAAGAAATTCAGTATTCTTGATATATGTAGATTTTACGGAGTTCACCCAGATAAAGTATTTGCCGGACAATCTACTAATTACAAAGCTTCTGAAATGAGCAATGTTTCTTTTTTAACTGATACACTGCAACCAATATTGAAACAAATCGAGGCTGAATTTAATTACAAGCTGATTCCTAATTCGGTCGCTCACTTATATAGTATTTCATTTGATTTGTCATGCTTATATCAAACCGATTTAACGACGCAAGCGAGTTATTACAAGGCTCTGGAAGAAATGGGCGCTCATTCTCCGAATGATACCCGTAGAGCATTAGGAAAGCCACCTGTTGAAGGGGGCGATAAAGTATTTATTTCTTGCAACGTTCAACCAATCGAGGCGGCTAGTCAAAAAGTAGAGCTACCAAAGAATGAGGAAACAAACATATAGTAAAATGATATTTGCAAAATATGGAAATACGAAGTTATACAGAGTTAGGTGCTCCTAAAGTTGGAGATGGAAGAATAATCGAAGGTTATGCGGTTGTATTCGGACAAGAAAGCCGTGTATTGTACGACAGGGAAAAACAACGCGCTTTTGTTGAGGTGATCGAAAAGGGAGCTATAACGGAAGAGTTATTGCGTAGTTGTGATGTTAAAGCTCTGTTAGATCATAACAAACAGAGATTGTTGGCTCGATCTAATCGCGGTGCAGGTACTTTGTCGCTTGAACTTGACGACTACGGACTAAAATACAGGTTTGAGGCTCCTAGTACTCCCGATGGAGATTTCGCCGTAGAAATGATTAAACGCGGTGACATTTTCGGTTCGTCTTTTGCGTATGCTTTAAATGAAAAGGATAAAACAAAAGTTTCCTATTCAATGAAAGACGGATTGTTGCTTCGTACTGTACACATGATTGATCGGATTTCTGATATATCTCCCGTTGTTGATCCTGCTTTTTATGGTACAGACGTAACGGTGCGGAGTATGGACGATACGATAGCGGAATTGTCCGGCGAGAATAAAGACTATTTAAATGAACTTAATAATTTACGCAAATCAATTTAAAACATGAGAAAAGAATTTGAAACTATTGCTCAATACAAAGAGCAGATGCGCGCTATGTTGGATAAAGCAGAAGCGGAAAAAAGAGCACTCGACGCAAGCGAGAAAGAGCAGTTCGAGCAGTTGAAAACAAAGAAAGAGCTTTTAGAAATGAAGGTAGAACGCCGTGCGCTTGAAGATATTAACGCGGGTTTGGTATCAGACCGTCGCGTGTTGTTCTCACAGGCTGTTTTTGACGTCGTTAATCATCGCTCTTTGGAAGAATACAACGGAGTAGTATCGGAAGGCGGTATTAAAGTTGTAGAACGTGCGGTGACTGTTACAGATACAACCGATGCGGCTAGCATGGTTCCTGTTACAATCGGTGAAATCATTGAACCGTTAGAAAAAGGTTTGATTATTGATAAACTAGGTATCAAGATGCAAAGCGGGCTTGTAGGTGACCTTGTTTTCCCAACATTGGCGGCTGTTGAAGCAACAATTCAGGGTGAAAACGTTGCGGTTACCGATACCGAATTGAATATCGACAAAATCAAGGCTTCACCCAAACGTGTATCTATTTCTATCCCGGTGTCTAAGCGTGCGATCAACCAAACGAACTACTCTTTGCAGGACGTTGTTTTGAAGCAAATTTCGCTTGGTGTCGCTCGCACTTTGAATAAATGGATGTTTTCGGGAACTGCATTGTCTGGCGCAAGCAACGGGGTGTTTGTAAAGACAAAACCAGATGTTGAATATACAAACGCGTTGACATTTGCGGATATTGTTTCGCTTGAATCTACCGTAATGGATGCGGGCGTAGATGTAACCGACGGTACAGCTGCCTATGTTTGCACTCCAAAGGTGTATGGTGCTTTGAAATCCACTCCCAAAGCGGCGGGGGCTGCTGAAATGATCTGCCAAAATGGTATGGTGAACGGTTATCCGGTTCTTGTTACTAACTACATAGACGCCGATTCTATCGGATTCGGTGTATTCTCCAACGCTGCTATCGGTCAGTTCGGCGATATGGATTTAGTTATAGACCCGTATACCGGAGCGAAAAGTAATGTCGTAAACTTTGTGTTGAATACTGATTATGATATTGTTGTAGCTCGCCCGGAAGCCTTTGCCATCGCAAAGAAAAAAGCTTCTGCCTAATCCTATAACCTATCATTCACTAAAGGGCTGGGGCTTCGGCTCTAGCCCTTTCTAATTTATACAATATGGCACAATACGTAACACTCGAAGAACTCAAACAGCATTTAAACGTTGACTTCGACACGGACGACGCGTATATAACCGGGCTTATCGAACCCGTTCAACTTCTTATCGAATCGTATCTAAATAATCCGCTAGATAACTACGTTAAGGACGCAAAAATAGATCGGCGTATCTGGCACGCGATCCGCATCCTTATAGCGAATTACTACGCAAACCGCGAATCGGTAACATTTGCCACTCCGCAAGTTATTCCGGGGCACATAGAACTATTGCTGCAACCTTTAAAACGATATACGTAATGCAAGCAGGATTATTAAACGAAATGATCGCTTTTTACCGTAGCGAGTCAAAGCGCGATAATCTGGGCGGCACGTCTGAAAGTTGGGTGAAAGTATTCGATAAACGCGCATACATTCGCTTTAAGTCGGGTGCACGTAAAGAAGCGAACGGCGAGATATATAATACGACCGTTAATACGATAATGATTCGCATCTGTAAAGAGATCAACGCTAAAATGAGGATCGAATACGACGGGCAAAAATACAAGATTCTATCTATCAATCACGACCGGAAGCAACAAGCAACGGTTATAGAAGCGGAGGTAATCAATGAGTAACGACAATTACACCGGGCGCAACTTGTATCGCGTCGAAGTGGATGCAACGCGAGTAAACGAACTACTTAAACGGTTGAACGATAAAGAAGCAAAGAAGGCAATTTCCTCCGCTCTTAGAAAGTCGATTCTTATCATTCGTAAACAGGCACAGGAAAATTTAGTTTCTGCTGTTACTGATGCAGAATTTGGAAGTTCTAAGAATGGCGTATCGTTCAAACCGCTAAAGAACGAAATAAACGTAGCAGTTTATCGCAATGCTTCCGGTGCACGGGTTGACTTGATCGACCGACGCAAAAAGGGATCACGCGCCTATATGTTGAAATGGTTTGAATCAGGAACCAAAGAACGAGCTACCAAAAAAGGAGCGAATAGAGGTATTATAAATGCTTCCCACTTCTTTTCTAATGCGGTCAAATCGAAGCAGAAAGAAGCAGAGAACTCACTAGAGAAAAATATAATTGATTCTATAATGAAAGTAACAAATAAAAAGAAATGAGTTTATCAATAGGCGCACACGTATATAAGAGATTAAGCGACTCTACAGAGTTGGCAAAATTGGTTTCTGATAAAATATATGCTATCTCGACCAAAACGGAAACATCTTTTCCGTTCGTTATCTACAAGCGTAGTTCTCTGGTTCCAGAATATACGAAAGATAGATATGGTACGGGCGATACAGTTTCGGTTGAGATCGTTGTCGCCAGTGATAACTATTTGAACTCTGTTACAATCGCGGAAGAGGTACGTAAATCACTCGAAAACAAACGAGGAAGTTATGATAACTTCGATGTGATCGATTCTAAACTAATTAGCGCGAATGAGGATTTTATAGAAGATACTTTTATTCAAAGCCTCGTATTCTCATTTAAAACTGAATAATTAACTAAAACACGATAAAATTATGAGTAAAGCAAAATCTGTGTTAGGAAAAGACCTAATGTTATTCATCGACGATAAAGCCATCGCACTTGCCACATCTTGCAAATTGGGGCTTTCGGCTGAAACAATCGACACACAAAGTAAAGATTCGGGCATCTGGACGGAAAAGGACATTAAAAAACTTTCTTGGAACGCTTCCAGTGAAAACGTATTTAGCGCGGATGCAGATGCGAATAGCTACGATAAACTATTCGCTTTGTTCTTGGCGCATAAACCTGTTGTTCTGAAATTTGGCGTTGTTGGCAATCCTGACGTAAACGAAATGCCCGCCGCCGGATGGACGCTAGCAGAAGGTGCATATACAGGTAGTGCGGTTATCACTTCGCTAGAAGCGAATGCGCCGGATGGAGACAAAGCAACACTATCAATCAGTTTCGAAGGAACCGGACCGCTTGCAAAGGAAGCAGCTAGTAAATAACTTACGGGCGGTGTTTTGCCGCCCTCTAAACGACTTATTCAATGAAAACAATATCACTTAACGGAAAAGATTTCTCTTTGAAATATACGCTTCGTGCGTTCTTTGTGTTCGAATCTATATCCGGCTATCCGTTTCAGTTCGGGAAATTACTAGATGAATACATTTTGTTTTATTCGTTCCTGATCGCTAGTAATAAGGATTCGTTTAATATGAAATTTGACGAGTTTATAGAGTTGTGCGAAAATGATTTGACTCTATTCGAACAATTCAAAGAGTTTATTTTGGATGAAATCAAACTACGTTCGCAATCGGCAGGAAATGACGTAAAAAAAAAGAAGGTGACAACGCGGAAACGAAAGCCGTAAGTATACGCGAACTTTATTCGCGCGTTGTCGGTGAGGGCGGGATCGCTCCCGATTACTTCCTCGATAAAATGGACTTTATCGAGGTTGAATCGTTTATAGACGGATTGAATCGACGCAATCGGGAAGCGTGGGAACAAACTAGATTGTTAGGTTTCATTATAGCGCAATCTAATAGCACAAAGACGCTAAAGCAAACCGATATACTCCGGTTCCCGTGGGATGAAGAAGAAAAGAAAGATACGAGCGTAACGGACGAAGAGATGCAACGATTACGAGCTAAAGCAAAAGAAGTAGAATCACAATTAAACACGCATAAAGATGTCTGATATAGTAACAAGATTATTGCTTAAAACGAATGACTTTGACGCAAATCTAAATAAGTCGAAGAAGAATGTAAACGGGTTTCAAAGCGACATTTCTAAAATGTCCGGCGTTGCAGTATCGGGAGTTATGAAGTTCGCCGGGGTTCTTGGTATTGCTGTAACTGCCTCGGAGGGTTTCAATAAAGTAATGAATAGCAGTCAGACGCTAGGAGATGAATATGCCCGTACTATGGACGGCTTAAAAGGTGGCGTAGACCAATTTTTCTACTCTATCGGTAGTGGAGACTGGACGCCGTTCATGAACGGGTTAACCGAAACTATACGTCTAGCACGCGAAGCATACAACGCGATGGATCAATTAGGAAATACAAAGATGTCATTCTCTTATTTTGATGCAAAGAATCAAGCAACCATACAAGAACAAATAACTATCTTAAAAGATAAGGATTCAACAGAAGAGCAAAAGAAAGCAGCTAGGGAACTATTAGACAAGACGCTGAAAGACCAAGAGGAAATCGTAGGACAATATAAGCAAAGAAGTCAAAACGCATTACAAGCAATGGTAAAGGCGGCAATAGGACTTGACGGCGTAGATGTTTCGGCAATGGATATAGATAAAGTGTTGAGATTAGATGTATCTTCGGTAGGCGATAAACAAAAGGCACAATTAGCGAAACAGTATAAAGACTTCGTAGATGAATACGATCGTTTAAAAGCCAAATTCACAACTTACGAAACGGTGGGTTCTGGAATGAATGTGCACACGGTTACAACAACAGATACAAATGCATTGAGTAAGGCAATAAGCCCGATGTTATCGAAGTATCAGGATGCAATACAATATAACGCGATTTTAGTAAAGAAGAGTGATGAATGGTTGCAGAATTTAATAAACGTTGCAACGGCGGCAGAGGCGGCGGGACGGAATTTATCTAGTATGACGAAAGCGGCGAACCGTGCTTCACAGTCAGGGATAGGCGGGAAAACGCCAAAGGAAGAACCGAAAGAGGGCTCTATCGCTTGGTATGACACGCAAATCGCAGAGCAAAATAAAAAACTTATTGCTGAAACCGACATGCAAGCGCGTTCCGCCATTCAAGCAACAATTAATGAACTCGAATCAAAGAGGATAAGTTTAAAGTTTGTTGTAGAGCAAGAAACGTTCAAAAGTGCTCATGGTGAAATGAAAGACGGCACTTTGTCTCTTCCGGTAAAACCAACGTATAAAGATAAAGTTCCTACTCATGGGAAAGAAGGTAAAAACTTAAAGTTGCCGAAATATGATCCACTTTTTAAAAAAGAAGATATAGACATGAATGAAAGGTATGCCGAATCTCTATCTGTAGTTGGTAGTATTATGGGGTCTTTATCTGGAATAACCAATGAAAGTGCGGCGGCGTATCTTCAATGGGGCGCAAATGTTATATCCAGTATTGCGCAAGCTATTCCGGCTATTCAATCGTTAATAACTGCGAAACAGACCGAAGCAGTAGTTAGCGGCGTAGCTTCCGCAGCAGAAACGCCCGTTGTCGGTTGGTTATTGGCGGGAGCCGCCGTTGCTGCCGTCGTCGCTGCAATGGCTAGTATTCCTAAATTCGCAACGGGTGGTATTGTGCCTGGCACATCATTCACAGGCGATAAGGTTCCGGCTTTACTCAATTCAGGCGAGATGATTTTAAACGGATCACAGCAAAGTAATTTGTTTCAAATGCTTAATAGCGGTTTATATGGCTCCTTATCGCAAAAGATTGCACCGTCTGCAGAAAATGGAAATCAGCCCGCAAACGTAACGTTTCGCATACATGGAAGAGATTTGGAAGGAGTTTTGAGTAATCATTATAATCAGAAAAGCAAAGTAAGATGAAACTAAGATATTATTCAGAGTTTAAGAGCAGGAAAGACAAGACGTATAGAATCGAAATTCATACGGTCTTTGCAACGTATTCCGAAGAACTCACCCTAACAGATAGCCCGTTTACTGTTGAGTATGAATCGGACACTCTATACAAACCGTTGAAAATGTCTAATTCGGTAACAAGCATATTGACAGATAGAATTTTATCAGACCTATATACAGCCGAAGGGCAAAATATAGAAGTTCGTTTGTATAATAAAACCGATGATGTTTTAGAGTGGTTTGGATATATGAGTCCAAATTTATATTCGAGCGATTATATAACTCCGCTTAATATAGTGGAGATACAGGCAATCGATACTATTTCCGTTTTGGAAAATAAGAAGTACTCTTATATTAATTCTTCCGAGGTCTATTTTAAAAGTTTCAAAGATGTAATAATGCACATTCTTGATATTGCCGATCCCGGAAAGATTCTAAACAAATTGTACTTTCAAAAAACTAATAGAATCTCGAAAGATGTTTCTACTTCTTTGATAGAAGATATTTATATACATAAACGAAATTTCTTTGATGAAGCTAACGAGCCGATGAATAGTAGAGATGTTTTAGAAGAAATCTCTAAATATATCGGTATGACGTTCATTCAGTATCAGGATGCTTATTATATGATCGACTATGATTTTATCAAAAACGACGAGCTTCATTTTTTCGTTTATGATAGAATAAGCGATACATGTGAAAGTATAACAATCCCTTCCGCACTATTGAATGTGCGTAATATTGGCGTATCTGAAAGCGCGGGAAGTATATCGCTTGGTGATGTGTATAATAAAGTATCTGTTGTTGCTAATATGAATCAGATAACCAACTTATGCCCGGAATTGCTCGACGACGATAAGGATATAGTAAATCAAAACTCCGATCCCAATAAATATTATATATCTGGTAGGGATATAGACGGAAAGAATTACACCCTTCTTAATTCGTTTTTTAAATCTAATAGTAATTGGGGGTATTTGATACCGAGCTTTTCATTTCTTGATATTCCGGCAGAAGGTGTTGAAGTGACTATCGACAACGTTAATGATATATATTCCGGTGTGGTATGGCAGAAGTACAGCGACTACACAACAGAGGACGGGGAACCGTCTTCTTTAAGTTGGAAAACCTGCGTTTCATTCCTGCAAGCGTATAATATAATTAGTGCTTCTCGAAAGACTCTTTTAACATTGAAAAACGGAGAGTATTCTTTATTCAAAGGAGGATATTTCATAATAAATATCGCTTATAGAATGTCCGGCTCTTTTCTTCCGAACGATATAATAAAAACGTCCGATGAAGTATACTCTAATACAAAATATGGCGCCGGATTTGATAATACGATGGTTCCTTGCAAATTATATATAGATGATTACTATTATGATGGTGAAGTATGGAGAAATCAAAAGTATTATACGGATCGAGTAAATCGAGGCTATTATAAAAATACGCATAACTTAACTTATAAAGGGGCTACATGGTATAGGTATAAGGATGAATTTGGAGATTGGAGATTTGTAAGTAAGGGCGAGTATGATTCAGTTAGTGGTGAAAAGGCTTCCGGCGGGTTCGAGGATAGAAATAAGGTTTATGCGTATAGGGAAAACGGCGAAGATATTTTTGTCGAAAAATGGTATCACGACGAATGTACGCTTAAAGATGGTTTCTATTTGGTTCATATAAACAAAGAAGGTGATAAAGTTTTCGATGATGAAAAGAGATTAACGAATACTGTTAGTTATAGATTTAATCTGTACGACTCAACGGACGGAGTTGCGATTAAACTTCCAGATGATAAAATACTATGCGGAAAGATACGCTTTGAATTAAGCACTCCGAATCATTTAGGAAAATATCCTATGTATCGAACGGATGGGGGCTGTTATCCTTGTACTGCATTTCATATATCCGATTTCACGTTTAAGTATACTAACAATAAAGTTACATACGATATATTTAATAATGCAGTTGACGACTCCGACGTAGTTTACAGCAACGTGATAAACGACAATAATGTAACAGAAATGGACGACATCGAACTATTAATCAACTCAAACGCAAAAAATATTTCTTCTTACTCAAATTGCGCTACCAAATCAGGGGATAAATTTGATTATTTAAAAACGGTATATAGTCCGTTGCACGATAAAAATGTATTGCCGGAACAAATACTAATAGACAAGTTTTATACGCATTATAAAGCTCCAAAATTTAGATACAGCAATAATTTAAATCGTGGCTTTTCGATACTGTCTAGGATTTACGAGAATTCCCTCAAAAGAGAAATGGTCGTCGATCAAATGAGTATTGATTACGCAAATGAAAGTTGTAACGTATCATTAATAGAAACATGATAGAAGTAGAAAATAAGAAAGTGCCTCATTCGTTTCGGAATAAGTATTTACGCAATTCCGGTTCGGTAAGTATTAGTACAACAACGCCAACGCCTATAAATGGCGGCGGGGCTAATCTTGACGTGCTGAAAATCGACGACGGGCGTACTGTTTCAGATGAGAATGTATTTTCATCTCTTCGTTCCCTATTTGAAATAAAGTCTCGTATTATTGCTCTGACCGATAATAATACGGCACCGACCGACGATAATACGTTTTCTTCTTTACGCATAAGGCAGGAACTATATGCGGCTATCGACGCTTTAAAAGACTCGTATTTATCCAAAACAGCGCCAGACGAAACGCAATTTCTTATCAAGTTGCTAGGCGGTTTAATTGTTGACAATGGGCTAGACGTAACGAAGGGTATTTCTACAGATACGTTGACCGCAACGACAGTAACGACGCAAATACTCAACATTCTTGATAAACTGATTGCCAAATCAGCGACTTTTTCTGACAATGTGACTGTATCTAAGAAAACGACAACACTAAACTTACTTGTTCAAGAGCTTGCAGAAATACACGATCTAAGCGTATCTCACGTTACTACTTTGATGGGTACAATAGTAAAGGACTATATATCTTCCGAATCTTTTGTCAGTGGTTTTGGCGGCGAAGGAATGAAGATATACAAAGCGGTCACGGGTGACTGGAATATGGAAATTGATAATCTTACAGTTAGAAAGATATTTTCCGTATTTGAGTTGGTCGTTCAAAAGATAACTTATCAGGGTGGTATGATTATTCGTTCCGCCGCGGGTGGTAAATTAACCAAAGTGATCGACGGCGGCTCATATTGGAGATGTGAGCATGATAGTACGGATGATTTCGTTCAAGACGATCAAATAATATGCCAGGCGTTCACGGGTACGGAAACAAAACGTTATTGGCGTTTAGTTACTTCTGCCGGAGCGGGCTATTTTAATCTATCTAAAGTAGACTGTGAAGAAGGAAGCGGAATACCCGAAACCGGAGATAATGTGGCAGTATTAGGCAACAGAACAAACACTGCTAGGCAAAAAGCACAAATAGATTGCGCTGTTGGTGATTCCGCACCTTATCGGGATGACTACGACGGAATTAATTCCTATTCGCTTGTAAATCGGTTGATTACACGTACCGGAAATCTTAACGGTATTACTGATGCCGTATTCGGTGTATTAACTGGCTCCGGTTTGTACGGCACTAATGTTTATTTGAAAGGTACATTTGTACTCCATTCTGGAAAGAAAATAGAGGAAGCAATCGACGATGTTAAAAACGATCTAAATGGGAGAATAACCGATGTGGAGACGAACTTTGAAATTCGTGAAGGACAAATTTCTTCTAAGATTAAAGAAGTTAATATTGCCGTATCGAACGCAAAACAGAGCGAAACAAATGCTTCCGGTAGCGCTTCTTCTGCTTCCTCGTCTGCTACCACCGCCGGGGTTTCTGCAAATAATGCGGCTAAAAGTGCTACGGATGCACAAGGAGCCGCGACTAATGCCGGGAAGATATTGGAGGAAGTAACATTAAAAGAAAGTTCTATAACTCAAACAGCCGGAGAAATTTCTACAAAAGTAACCGAAGTTAATAAAAAGGTAACTGAAGCGAATACTGCCGCTACAAATGCGAAAAACTCCGCTACGTCTGCATCCGGTTCTGCCGGAACTGCATCCGGTAAAGCGGGCGAGGCTGCAAATTCGGCAGCTAATGCAAAACAATCTGCAGATAATGCGGCGAAAGTCCTCGAAGATGTGACTTTGAAAGAAAGCTCTATCACCCAGACCGCCGGAAACATAACATTGCAGGTTACGGAAGTCACGAAGAAAGTAGTAGAAGCGAATACCGCCGCAACAACCGCTTTAACTAAGGCAGCAGAAGCATCTACAAGTGCCGGAACAGCTTCAACCAAAGCAGGGGAAGCATCTGCATCTGCAACTAATGCGAAAAACAGCGCCTCTACTGCTAGCACTAAAGCGGGAGAAGCTTCTACTTCCGCGACAAATGCGAAAAATTCAGCAGATAGTGCAGCGGCAAAGCTCACTACCATTTCCCAAAAAGAATCTAGTATCAATCAGACGGCAAGTAGTATCACATTACAAGTTAAAGAGGTGACAACTAAAGCTAATGAGGCTGCTAGTTCCGCAACAACCGCCACAATTAAAGCGGGTGAGGCTGCTAGTTCAGCAACTAATGCGGCAAAAAGTGCAACAGACGCAAAGGCGCTTCTCGATAATGTGGATGGCAAGTATGTAGCCAAGACGGTATACGATTCAGAAATTAAGGTGTTAAGCGATAGTATTGCGCTAAAAGTGTCACAATCGAGCTTCAATGCACTAGGTGCACGAGTAAGCAATGCAGAAAGTACAATATCACAGCATACAAACCAAATTTCATTAAAGGCTTCACAAACAGATTTAACAGCGCTTGGCGCTCGTGTTTCCTCTGCCGAAGCAAAGATTACATCGGAAGCGATTAATTTAATAGTAAAGAGCCAGACTGAAAATATTGCAAATTCCGCTACATCTGCCTTGCAAAACCGAATTATTGAAACCGGAATTGATATAACAAACAAATGTGTTACGGTGAAGGCTGATACTTTTCGCGTACAAGATACGCTGGGAAATGAAATAGCGGTATTTAAAACCAATGCTGCCGGAAAGCCTATTCTTAGGGCTGAAAATATCGATGTTGATAATTTAACAGCGAAGAAATTAGATGGTGCAACAGGTACATTTAAAAAGCTACAGGGAATAGATGACAATAATAAAATAAAATGCGCAATCGGCTTTAGTTCGGATGAGGGAAAGATGTATTTTGAGGGCGATATGCAACATCAAGGAATATTCAATGATCCCATAGAAGGGAATCGGAGTTACAGATTCTATACGGCAGATTTGTGGTGTAGAGGACAATTCGGACATCAACAAATGACCTCTCTTTCTTTTAGTTCAAATTCAACTTGTGATTTTTTTGCACATATTTATAATTATGGTACAGATACTTTTTATCATAAATATGGTAAAGCCGGACAACCGATTGACTGCATTTTTTTAGAAGGAAGCGGAAATAATGTGGCATATATTTGTGATTCGCCTCGGCGGAAAATGGTTACAGTTGTAAATAACTCCAATTATGTAAAAAGAGTTATGGTTACGTATCAAAGCAGCAATACTGTAACTATTCAACCGTGGAACTTTTTAATTTTTATAACTGCAGATACATACACTCTTAATAATCCAGCCCGTGTTGTTAATTTACACGTTATGCAATAAATTATGAAAATAGACTTTAGAAAAATTGAAGTAACAGACCTTGAAGGGAATAAAAGTACCTTCGATGTCAGCAAAGAGTTAGGTAACACAATCTACAATAATACTACCGACTTGGGCGAATTGGAATTTGCGCAAGAAGTTTATAAACATGGCGAAGTGGAAGTAGATTCAGAAAAGGCGGAAATTATACGCAAGTACATGGAAGTAGGACGTTTTTTTGCCCGCATCAAAAAAGGTGTATTTGATCTATTAGACAGTATTAACAATGAAAAATAAAAAGATTATGGCAACAAAAATTTTGAGTGAAAAAACAAGAACTACGCAAGTAGAAGCGATCGCAAAAGAAGGTGAATATGAATATCAGACAACATATTCGTACAATGAAAATGGTATAACTCGTTTGCAGTGTTGTATTATCCAAAAAGCGAAAACAGATTTAGGCGAGCAGACTGTGCACGCTGGGTATATGGCTTTAGAAGGTGATAGCAAGTCTATGAACTTTCCTACAGGTATTGATATGGTACCGCATATCTCTATGTTCGAAAATATATTGAAGGAAGTAAATGAGGGACTAACTACTAAATAGTAGCTATCCAAAACGAACAAAATACAGCTACAAGTAAAAATATGGACGAATGGTTAAAAATCATAGGAGCGTTAGGAGGATTAGAGGCGATCCGATTTACTGTTACTTTTCTAGCGAATCGAAAAACGAACGCTAGAAAAGAAAAGGCTACGGCGGATTCTATGGAACTTCAAAATTTACTTTCTATCATTGACAATCTAAACAAGCAGATCGAGCGGTACGACGAACGATTAAAACAACGTGATGAGAAAGTAGATACGATTTACCGGGAATGGAGAACCGCACAAGCAGAGGCACAAAATTGGATGCGCAAATACTACGAGCTTGAATTAGCCTTAAAGGATGCAGAACATAACCGATGTGACAGACCAGACAACGAGTGCAGCCGGAGAACTCCACCACGTAGACCAATTACAATTAATAATCAAAATAAAGAAGAAAGCAATGAATAAAATAGACTCGATTATCATTCATTGTTCGGCTACGCGTGCCGGGCAGGATTTAACCGCAAAAGACATTGATCGTATGCACCGGGCACGCGGATTTAGCCAGATTGGATATAATTATGTTATTCGAATTGATGGGGCAGTAGAAAAAGGGAGATCTTTAGCGGTTGACGGAGCGCATTGTAATACGAAGGGTTTTAGCGAATCTTCGTATAATAAACATAGTGTTGGTATTTGCTACATAGGTGGCTTGGATGCAAACGGAAAGCCCACAGACACAAGAACGATCGCTCAAAAAGTGGCTTTGCGCGAGTTGGTTGCTAAACTCTGCAAAGAATATGAGATAATCGAGGTTCTCGGACATCGTGATACTTCGCCCGATCTGGACGGAAGCGGAGAGGTAGAGCCGAAAGAATATATTAAGGCGTGCCCCTGTTTTGATGTACGCTCCGAGTTCCCTAATTTCTTACGTAATACAGTAGTTCGACCATGAAACGGCTAGTTTATATTATCATACTGTTAATATTAGCGGTGTGTTTTACGTCTTGCCGAACCCAATATATCCCGGTTGAATCCGTTCGCACTGAATACAAGACACGTGATAGTACCCGTTATGATAGCATCTATCAACGAGATAGTATTTATACGCTCGTAAAGGGCGATACAGTCTATCAGCATAGATATAAATATCTGTATCGCTATCTAACAACGAATCGCACTGATACGATTCTTAAAAGTGATTCTATTCGTGTACCTTATCCAGTTGAAAAACAGTTAACCAGATGGCAAATCTTAAGGATGGAGCTAGGCGGATGGGCGTTCGGAATTATAATTTTGTTTATTCTGATAATAATTGGTCGAATAGTATTCAAATTAAAAAAATAATAGTATATTTGTGTACAGACGTGAATGTCTGTTGTATCATCTCTCTATAGAAAAGTTGCTAGATTTCAGATGAGAGAGACAATACGTTATTTACTCCAAAAGGAATGAGCCTCGACTAAGTGTAGTCGGGGCTTTTTTTATTTCTTGTGTGAAATATTTCTTTTTGTATTTGGATTATTCGATTTTATTTTGAATATTCGTTTTGAATACTCATATTGAGTACTCATAATTAATATTTATAAAAGTATGATTGATAATCCTATTAGTGCTGAAGATCGTAATGAATTAAAGAGTCGTCTACAGCTTAGTTATTGTAAAGTTCGAGTTACTAGAGAGAGTATAGAGAGTATTAATAAAGTTAGTATGGCGCTTGATAATAGGAGAAGAAATATTGATCCAGATATTATTATTGGTAGTGAAATATATCTTATTCTAGGAGGTGGAGTTCGATATGTTATGGATAAAAACAAATTAAATAAAAATTGGGTTGAAATGGATTGGAATGAATTACTTAAAGAAATAGATAAGTTCTTTAGTTAGTAATTATATTGAGACATATAAATAAGAAAACCCCGCAACGGCTCAAATTGCGGGGCTGGTGTCAAATAAGAATCTTAACCGAGTTTAAGCGATGTTTGATGAATCATTTCGCTTACATCCTTCAAGGCATTTAAAAATGTTTGAAGTTCATTATCAGTAAAGCGAGCCTTTTTCCCGTTTACGATGTTACCGTTAATTCTTTGATATAGCCAATTTCTTGACTTTCCGAAATATTTTTTTGCGATATAGCTAAACGAAATAGCCTCTGGCAATTCTCCGAGCTTATCCCGCAATATAGCTTCTTCCGCTCTTTCTATGAAATCATTGCAAGCGTCTACAGTCGCTTTAAGTCCAGATTCAGATGCTTTTTTATAGGCTTCTCTCTGATCCTCTGGCAGTGCATTATATTTGGCTTGCATTTCTTTTTTGAAAGCGTCCCTTTCTTCTTGTGTAGATAAGGTTTTAAATCTTTCAAAATCCGCTTTCATTTCGGGCGTTGGCAAACAAGCGTTTATATCTATCATATTGTAAAGTTTTAATCCCTCCCCGAAGGGAGGGAGGTTAATTACTCTTTTAATTTTTCCCGAATCTCATTCATCCGGTCGAGTATGTCGTTTATTAATGCTTCTCTTTCTTTTTCATTTTCGGGAACCCCGTAGGCTTCGTGGAATGAAGCGAGAAGTTTTAAATTCTCATACTCTTGTTCTAATTCCTTTCTTTCTTCATCTTTCATTGGTTAAACATTAAAATTAAGAACTCTTATTTGACTCTACAAAGATAATAAGCATTTGCTTATTATGCAAGTTTTTGGCGAATTATTTTAGTGAATTAATATAATCTATTACTTTTCTATTCGCTTTATCTATTTGCTCTAAATCGTAATCTATATAAATTCCGGTTGTTTTGCATCCGAACTCGTGTCCTAAAGCTAAAGATATAACATCTTTCGATATTCCTATTTTATGCGCTATTGTAGCCCATGTATGCCGCGCCCAATACGAGGTGATGCCGGGAAATAAAATATCTCTAATCTTTTTCCCGCCTAATCCTTTTCGTTCGAAATTTCCCAGTTTTTGCAAACCTCTATTCATTGCTGCCATATACTTTCTATAATTGTAATCGTTGGTTTCGAGCGTGTTTAGTAGAAAATTATTTCCTTTATACCTGTTTAGTATCTCCATTGCTTCCGGTTCTACTTTGATAGAGTATAGCTTTCCGGTTTTTTCTCGTTTATATTCTATGCGTCCGTCAACTATTTGTTTGAGATTAAATAAGTCTATTGCGTTTATTCCGATTAGATAAAACATAAGCATGAATATGTCTTGATACTCCTTTTGATATTCTTCTCCGCTAAAGTCTCGGAGCGTGGCGAGTTGTTCCGGTCTTAGCGAGCGTTTTCTGGTTTCCTCTTTTTCGATAGCAAACTTTCTAAACGGATATAACTCCGTTTCTTCGTTATCTATCGCATAGTTAAAGACGGCTCTAATATTCCGTAGATGGATTGATATTGAATTGGTTTTCATTCCTGTATCTTTTAGCCATTTATTAAAAGATTCCAACCATTTCTTTGTGATAGTCTCAAATGTACATGCCGGGTCGTAGGCAAGAATCTTATTCTTTGTAGCCTTATATAGTTCTATTGTATTTCCTTTCGTCTTTGTCTCTATAAACTCGTCTAGGTAGGTTACGAAAGTTTTGCAGGTTGACTCGTTTTTGATGGACTTTGAAATATAATCTTTCAAGGCTACGTCGCTCATGCTTTTTAATTTCTGATTATTATCCAACATAACGATAAGCATTTCCACGCGATTTATAAGATTGCGTATCGCTACATTTTTAGCTTTGTAGCTTTTCGCTTCTTTGCTATACTCTGTACCCGTCCACGTTCTCGGAGTAGCGCAAAAATCGGTACTTATTAATATTCGGCTTTTATGCCTAATATACAACTTGATCGGGTATGTGCCGTCTTTCTTTTCTCTACGTGTGTCTAATTGATAACAAACAGTTGCCAT